AATCTGTTTGGGATGGTGTTCCCAGAATGGATGAGTGGCTTGTCCGAGCGTGCGGCACTGAAGACAACAAGCTGAACCGAGAGATTGGTCGTCGGTGGCTCGTACAATGTGTCGCTAGGGCTATGGAACCTGGCTGTAAGGCCGACTGTGTTCTCATCCTTGTTGGACCTCAAGGCGCACGCAAAAGTACGACCTTTCGCATCCTTGGGTCTCCTGAGTACTTCTGCGACACACCCATGGACATCGGCTCAAGCAATGCCTACATGCAGATTCATCGCGCATGGATCTACGAGGTCGCTGAGCTCGACTCTATTCGAAGAGCAAGGAACTCCAGCACCAAGGCATTCTTGTCTGCTCAAGAGGATACCTTTCGGCTTCCATATGCACGCCAGACTGTGACCCTTAAGCGGCACACAGTGTTCTGTGGAACCACTAACAAGGCCGAGTTTATTACCGATGAGACCGGTTCACGTCGCTACTGGCCGATCCAAGTAGGGAAGATGAACACAGACTGGACGGAACACAACCGTCATCAACTCTGGGCAGAGGCTGTAGTGGCCTACAAGAACGGAGAGAAGTGGTATCTCGAGAACGAAACACAAGAAAAACTGAACGAACAGTCTTCAGATTTCCGTCAGTTTGATCCTTGGCACGAAATCATTGAGCGATACATCAGAGCAAACGGTGTCAATCTCTCAACTACAGACCTTATGGAGCAGGGATTGAAGCTCGAGAAGTATCAGATGACTCGAGCATCAGAGATGCGTGTCGGAGACATTATGCGTCAACTTGGATTTGAACGTGTAAGGCGACGCATCTTTGGTGATCGTAAGTACATCTGGATCAAGTCGGAAAAGGACAACGTAATAGAAATGGAAAAGCCAAAAGTTGTAGTAGATAATGAAGACAGTAGAGGAAGCTGAGATGCAACAAGCAGAAACAAAAGATGTTCAAGAAGTCATCGACCAATACCTGACCGAAGAAGACAAAGATCGTCTTTGCTCTGGAGCCGCCGGTAATGGCGTCAGGATGTTTCCAGGCAACGAAACCTTCTACCTATACGCAGAAGCGAATCGAGTGAGAGATTTCATTGAGTGTGGACATTTCTACAATGTCATTGGCTTTGGAATCGATTTGTTTATTGGTCGCAATTTCTCGTATGACTGGACTGAAGTTTGTAGTATTGAAGAAGTAGATGACTTCATTAAAGAAATGATGAGTGAACTACTGGATGATGGGTATCTTACTGACGATTTCGAGCTCGACAAGATGTACGCATGGACTCGAATCTCTCCTCACTATGCAATGTCAATCACAGCACCAATCATCAAAAAACTGCAGGACACTTCTAGAATGCTTTGGGCCAGCTGTGTGATGCAGAGCGATGTGTTTGCACAAGAAACAAACAACGTTGCAAACCTGATGATGAAGAACATCATCAACAAATGGTCGGAAGAAGTTATCATTGCACATAGAGGAATCGGCGAGAGAAACCTACTTCAATGAATGTGCGATGGAAATAGATGCAATCAGTCAACAATGGCAAAAGCCTTCTTTCTGGAATGTCAGACAAGAAGATGATGCTATCGAAGTATGCGACGAAGAAGGAGACTTCGTTGTCAGCTCAATCACTCATGAGCACTGCATTGAATCAATCAATGAGCACATCAAAAAGGTACAGACAGCAGCAGCATTAGAACTGCTACTGTCTATGTCTGACGAACACGAAGCTTAAGACTTCTTCTTAGCCGGGGCCTTTCTCTTAGCCGGGGCCTTCTTCTTGGCCGGTGCAGGCTTAGGTGCAGGCTTAGGTGCAGGCTTAGGTGCAGCAAGCTTTGCCTCAAGTTCTGCGATGTAAGCATACAAAACAGGCACTACCTGTGTAAGCTCATAGCCATGATGACATGCCTTTACTTGGGTAACGATTCGCATAGCTTCAACATTATCTTTCAAACTCATTTGTGACTCCATTTACAAACGTAGGCGTGGGGAAAGTCCAGGCCATTCTCTTACTGAGACAATACCACCAGTCGCTCGTTCAATGCCAATCGCTAGTGGAAGTGACGGTGTCTTTCTGCCGTTTTCTAGATCGCGTAGATACCCTATGCTGATCTTAAGTTCGAAACGTATCAGCTCACCATTCAACCACTGAACAAAAGACACTCTTGTGCCTCGTCCCGGTAAACTTTTTCGATAGTCGGCTACGACCATAAGACACACCTTTGATTTATACACTATCTAAACGGACATCTTTTGTCCATCTTAAGGTGTGGCTCCTTGACACACTTCGGGCTAAGGAGTACTCTCACCAACAAGAGAGGAACAATGAACCAAGAAGAGAGAGAAGCTTGGCTTGCTGAGCGTAAAAAAGGTTTAGGTGGCACAGATATCGCCTGCATTATGATGGCGGGAGCTGATGCTTCTGAAAAAATTGGTTCGTTTGAGAACAGCCTATTTAAGATTTGGTCCGAGAAGACTGGACTGTTTGAGTCGGAGGATCAAGACAACGCGATTCTGATGCGTGGCCGTGTAATGGAGAAGTATGTCTGTGAGTTTTATGAGCTCCATCTAGGGAAAGGATGTAACCTTTGGGAAGAGGGATTGACATGGCATCCAACTCGGCCACGCATCTTCGGTACTCCTGACCGACTTGTAGAGCAAGACGGCGTTCGATTTGGAATGGATGCTAAAACGCGCCGATTCAGAAAGGGATGGGGAGAGTCTGGAACTACAGATGTTCCATTAGATGTAGAGTTTCAAATGCGTGTGTACATGGAGATCTTTGATGCTCCGTACTGGGATATCGCAACACTCTTCGGACTTGATGACTTCAGAGTATATCGGATTGAACGAGACAAAGAGCTTGGCGAAGCGATACTTGGTGTTGCTGAATCTTGGTGGAAAAAACATGTTGACGGAGAGATCCCACCAGATGTCGATGCAACTGATCAATGCATGAAAGTTCTTGGTCAGCTGAACTCAAGGGTCAAAGATGAACCTTTGAGAGAAGCAACGGTAGCCGAAAAAGATCTGCACGAAAGATTAGTGAAGGTCAAAAAAGAATACAAAGAAATCGAAACCAAGAAGAAAGAACTGGAAAACTTGCTTCGGGCAAAGATAGGTGAGTCTCCTGGGATTCAAGGGATTGCTACTTGGAAGAAAAGCAAAAACACTAAGACGTTTGATAAACGTTCGTTCCGAGAAACAGAGCCAGAAATGTACGATAAATATCTGATTGAAAAAGAAGGGACACGAATGCTTCGTGTCAAGGAGCTGAAGAATGACAACGGCGCTTAGTACCAGAGATAAAGTTACTCAGCTCAATGAGTACCTTGAAAGCAAGAAAGGCAGTCTGATTAAGATTGCACCGAAAGGAACGGACGTTGATCGCATTATCCGAGTGGCAATGTTTGAAGCCGTCAAGAACGAGAAGATTGTTCAATGCAGTCCGACTTCTGTATACATGGCTCTGGCTAAGGCTTGCGAACTGGATTTGGTTGCTGGTGGCGTTCTACATAGAGCGTCCCTTGTACCGATGTGGAACAAGCGAGCCAAGACGTTTGAAGCTGAGCTTTGGATCGAGTACACAGGATTGATGGATCTTGTAAAGAGGTCTGGAGAAGTGGCACACTTCGCTGCCAGAGTCGTACACGAAAACGATGAGTTTGAACATTTCTTCGATCTTGAAGGTGGAGAAGTGTTGAAACACAAGGTCAACTACGATGACCCTGGAGAACTCAAGCTGGCGTATGCGGTTTGTTTCTTTAAGGATGGTCAACGCCAAGTAGAAGTTATGCGAAAGGATCAAATCAATCGCATTCGTAAGTCTTCTCGTAGTCCAGATTCAGGCCCATGGTCGCAGCACACCGAAGAGATGTGGCGCAAGACCGTCATTCGACGAATCTGTAAGTACCTTCCACTGACACCGAAGACTACAGCTGTACTTGAACACGACATCCAATCAGACTTTGGCTCTGGTATCACTATTGATCAGTACGATGTTAATAATGTGACCACCGAAGACAACACTGTAGATCAAAACAATGTTATTGATGTAAAAGCAACTGAATCTAAGCCAAAGGCAAAACGGAGCTCTAAGGTTAAAGATTTGGTAGAACGGGCAAAGGTAAATGATTTGCCTGAACCCGAAGAAGATTTCACCTCATAGGAGCATAAACAATGTCCTTGCTTGATCAAGCCGCTAAAAATGTAACACCTTACAAGTTGATGATGGCAGAGAGTGCCAGTAAGAACGATGAGTCAAAGTTCATCATTCAACCGAACGTATTGATGGACATCTTGAATGATGAGATGAACAATCGAGTCGTCGATAAGAAGATGAAGAAACAGTACTCAGGTTATCGGACACGCCTGAAGACTGCAGAGTGGCGTCTTGCTGGGGTTCTGAACCATGTTGATGAGGAGATTTATCGGACTCAAATCGATAAGACGATTCAATCAATGCTTAAGCACATCAAGCTTGTACAGCCTAATGGTCAATGGGTGTTGCTTGAATATGAAGCTGACATCAGAAAGAACGGTTCTGGAGACCAAGCAATCATGCTGGCTGCAAACTTTGTTGATGCACAAAACGAAACTGACATGCGTTACCAAAACGGTGTTCCTGCCGTTGATGTCAACGTAGATCTTTCTGGTCGAGACAGTGCGATTATCGAAGCCATTAAGTCTCAGGGCGGCGGCTCAGAT